GAGTGACCTTCACGACCCTTACGCCATCGGGCGGCTGCCACGGGGACGCAGGGGCCGGCGAGGGCCGCGCGGCGTCGTCCGTCACGGTGTAGGGAACGTCATCGCCCGCAGGTAGCCCGACGACGTGGGGGCCGGGCTTGAGCCCCGCCTTCAGGCCGTCGTAGACGATCTCGCTGTCCACCCAAATCTGGAACTTGGACAGCGGGGATGTGCGTGGGTCGATGGGCATGTGTTAGACGCAGCGTTTGGAATCGAACCGAACTCTGGAGACGTTCAGCGTTAAGACCGGCTAGCGGCGTCTCTGGGAGCCGTTCCCAACGTGACTTCCAGCCTCACGCCGGCGCTGCGATAAAACCCGCTGGCGTCCTTCTCGGAAATCGCCAGCGAGGGGGAGGTGCTACGGGTGGGCGTGCCCGTAGCGGGCGGGGAGAGGAGATCGTTACGCGGACAGAAGTGAGTCGCGGTCCATGCCCCACGAGACGCGAGACGAGTAGTTCGCCCCGCCCTTGTGATCGAGTGCGACCTTAGTAGTCGCCATCACCTTGCCGCCGAGGTCGGCGACCATGCGGCTGAACTGCCAGTCTTCGGATTGAACCTGGGCCTCGAACATGCCGTCGTCACGCTTCACGATGCGGTCGGCGATGTTGAAGTGGACTTGCTCTGCCCAAGGCCGGTCGATGCGGGCGACGAAGCAGCCGGTGTTCACGAGGAGTTGCGAATCGGCTGGAACATCGACGCCCAGATCGCACCGCAGCAGTTCTGAGAGGTCTTGCGCGGCCTCGGTAGCGGTGAATGTTCTGTAGAACTCTGGGTGGTTCACCTGCTTCTGCGTCAGCCGGCAGTACGGTGCCCACGGATTGCTCGGGTCGGAGAGGGCAGTGCTTGTGAGGCCGCTCTGATTCTTGAAGGGGACGACGGCGCTCATCACGTCGGCGTCGTGGGCCTCGGCCTCCTCGATCAGCTTGTCGAGCCAGAAGTCCTCGGGCTCGATGTCGCTGTGAAGCATCGCGAACCACTTGATGCCATGTGCTGCCCTCTCGTTCAGGGCCATGCACCAAAGCTGGTTGAACCCCCACGCCAGCAGCGAGCAACTGGTGACTTTGACGAAAGTCTTACGCTTCGCCGTCGATCGGCGGAACACGGCCGATGCAGAATCAGTGTGCAGCCTGCCGTCGTAGGTCGGAACCCCGACGAAGGCCGCGTCCTCGTTGTCGCCCATCGCCCTGCCTCTGCCCGATGTGTGCGTAGCAATCCCGCTCGCCGACCGTTAAGCCGGCGGCGGGGGTGATTAGGTTCCAGCCGGGTCGAGGACGCCCTGGCGGTCGCCAGTGTCCACGACGAAGTTCTGAATGAGGGCCACGCCGGAGCCGCACGAAACGCCGGTCGTAGCGTCACCTGCGAGGGCGATGCCGATGCTGTTGTAGGCAACGACGCCGGTGCTGCTCGCGGCCAACTTGATACCCGAGTCCGCGTCGGTGGCGGCGTTCTGGATCAGGTTGTGCGAGACGGTGATGTTCGTGACCGAGCCGGTGGACGCGATCGCCGCCGTGCCCCAGTCACCGATCATCACGTTGTTGCGGATGATCGTGCCGTCGTCGGTGCCCGCCATGTGGATGAAGTGGGTGTTGGCCGCATCCTTGTCGATGACGTGGCAACCTTCAACCGTGAGGCGGCTGGACGTGGTGGTGGAGCCACCGAGAATCCAGATGACGGCGTTCATGTTCACGGCCGTCTCGGTGAACCGGCAGTTGCGGATCGTGCAGTCGGTCGAGTTCACGTCGATCGGGGCGGTGAGATCGGCGAAGTTGGCCGAGAAGTGGATGTTCTCGAACGTGATGTTCGCGGCGCCCACGTCAAGGTCGGCGGTGATGATCGTGTCGAAGGTGATCTTCGGCTGGGACGTACCCGAGCCGATCCCCTTCACAGTCACGCCCGCCGTGTCAGCATCGATCCCGGCGGCGGCGGATACCGTCTCCGCATGGCCGGGCATGACGTACACGATGTCGCCGTTGTTAGCGGTGAGTAGTCCCGAGTCGAAGGCGTAGGCAATCGACGCGAACGGAGACTCGGGGTTGCGCCCGTGGCCGAGCGAGTTGGTGCCGGTGCCGGAGTGGACGAAGAAGCGGTTGCCGGTGGTGAAGCTCTGGTCGGTAATAACCAGCGCGCCGCCGGGGAGCTTGTTGGCGAAGAGAGCGGTCTTGGAGGTGGCGTTTGCAGCCATGACTTAGTTCCTTCCTGCGTGTAAGACTTCGGGCGCGGGCGGCTGCGCAGGGCACACCGCCCGGCCCTTGTCTATTCAGGGTTGTTAGTTCGGGGCTTGGTCGTAGCTGAGTTGGACCGCGTACGAGTCCTTGGCCGTGTTCGAGTATCGCGGGTTGTACCGGAGGTACACGCCGTTCAACTCGTCTGTGCCGTTGTTGTCGGTCGCAGCGACCGTAACGCGGACGTGGGTGAAGTTGTTGGCGCGATCCAGCTCCTCGGCCTGAACCTCAACGGCGAACTTGTCGCCCTTGGCGTCCAGCATGCCGGCCGTCATCGTGTACGCCTTGACCGTCTTCTTGCCGGTGCCGGTCGCCGAACTGGCCTGCTCGACCGTGATGGTGAGCACGTCGTCGGAGGCGGTCCAGTCGGACTCCGTAGCGGTGCCAAGCTGGCCGACAAACAGCAGGTTGCCGTAGCCGGTCATGCTGACCCAGTGGAGTTCGTCGTCGGTCCCGGTCGCGATCGCCGAGGTGACGGTGGCACCGATGTCGAGGCCACTGAACACAACGTCAACGGCCACGTTGTCAGAGAGAGTGTTGATCGTCTGCATTGCGGAGATTCCTTTCGGGGTTGAGTCGCCGGGCAGGGCGGAGTGGCGGTCCTCCGCCCGTTATCCAGCGTCCCGGTTATTAGCGGGCTTCGAGGTTGACGAACGGCGACTTCGTGGTGCCCTTCGTCGGGGTGAGGGCCGACTTCCAGAGCGGCTGGCCGTCGTTCCGCTTGATGAAGCGGAGCGTGGTTTCGCCCTGGAGGAAGCGGACGTGGATGGACGAGGACGACTGGACGCCGAGGCGGTTGGCGACGCCGTAGTGCTTCGGCGAGACGAGCGCGAAGTCGTTGATGTCGCCGAGGGCGCTGGCGTGCTCGGTGTACTTCACCGGGCGGCCGAGGATGCGGTCGGGCACATCGCTGGTGCCGGAGGGCAGGAAGATCGGCATGTCACCCAGCGTGATCGTGGCGATCTGCGGGATGATGTCCTGCGTCGCGTACCAGTACGCCATCCCGTAGTCGATGACACGGGCGCGCATCTTCAGGATGTTCTCCAGCACGATCGTGTCGGCCGCCTGTCCGCCTTCCTTGAGGACGGTAACGAGGGCCGCGTTGTTGGCGTGGAGGGCCGCAAGCGGCTCGCCGGCACCGGTGCCGTTGTAGAGGAAGTCGCTCTCGTCGGCCGAACGGAAGGCGAGCGCAAACAGGGTCGGGACGATCCGGGCCGCTGCCGGCGCGTCGGCCAGCAACTCCTCGGTCACGTCCGTGTAGCCGGTCTGCTTCGTGATCTTCCACATGATCTTCTCGAAGGCCGGCTTGCTCTTGTCGGGCGAGACGCCTTCGCCCTTGCGGCTGACGGTCACGCCACCCGCAACAGACGCGCTGTGGTTTTTGTCCACCAGCGCCCGCATCTCGAACGTCGGGCCGCTGACGGGGAAGCTCATCGCGTCGGACTCGAAGCCGGCGAGCTGAACGTCGGTCGTCAGAAGCGTGTCGCTGATCTGCGGCACGAGGAAGATCGCGCCGTCCGCATCCTGCGCGGAGTTGAGGCCGGTCGTGCTCTTTTCGAGCATCGCGTTGACGCGGCTGACGTAGCCCTTGTCGCCGAAGATTCGGCCCTTGGCCGCCTCGCGCTTGCCGCTGTCGGTGGAATGGGCGGTGAAGTAGTCGGTCCAGAACTCATCGGCCGACTTGTACAGGCCGACGACGCCCGCCTTCAGGTCGTTCGGGTCGCCGACGCGGATTTCCTTGACGGACTGTTCGAGGTCGTTGAGCTGCTTCTGGAGGGGCTGGATGTCGGTCTTGTTGACCGAGTTTTCGGTGAGCGACTGAACGCTCGCGCCGATGTCGCCGATGGACTTGGCGAGATCGGCCGGGGTGATATCCGGCATGTTGATGTGGCCTTACTTGTGGAGTTGGGAGAGGACCGCCTTGAGGGCGGATTCGAGCGGGGCGTAGTCGATCGCGGTGTCCGTGTCGGAGTCGTTGTTGCCGTCCTGCTCCGATGCATGTGGAGCGGCAACGATCGCGGATTCGAGGTCGTCTAAGCGCTTGGTGAGGTGAGTCGAGAGAGACGAGAACTGATCGGCAAAACTCTTGGCGAGTTCCTTGAGATCAGCGTCGTCAAGTTTGATCGTGACGGCGGTTGCGCCGTCGCCATCCATCGCCTTCATGATCGTGGCGTACTGGTTGGCACCCTTGATACAGGCGGAGAGTTCGTAGACTTCGCACTCCTCCACGTCGTACCGGCCGCCGCGAAGCGACTTGCTGTTCGGCGCGAGGAAGCCGATCGAAACGTCGGTGAGGAACCCCTCGTCGTACTGCTTCTTGAACTCCTGCCCGAGCCGCGTCGGGGCGAACTTCACGCCCGCCACGAGCGCCGGGACGTTGAGCGACTTGTGCGTGGTCTTCTTCCACGCGAACGCCTTGCCGATCACGGGCAGCGTGCCGTCGTCGTTCGGTGACTTCTTGTGGCCGACGATGAACGGGACCGTCTCGCGGGCCTTGATGCCGCCAACGCGAACCACGTCGCCGTCGAGGTCCTTCACTTCGACCGAGGCGTAGAAATAGTGGTCAACGTCCTGCCCCTCCGACGCCTTCAGGAACTCGTCGGGGAGGTCGGCAATCTTTGCGATGGTGCCGGTAGCGGACGACTTCGTTAATTCGGCCATGTGAGGAGGGCTGCGTAGGCGGGTGTGTTCAGGCAGACGTGAGAGAGGAGGCAGAGCAAGAGATGCACTAGATCACCAGATCGTCCAGATCGCTGTTCTCATCGAACATCGCATGACTCGGTGAGATGTAGTCGGGGCGGAGGGAATCGAACCCTCGAACTCGTGATCCCGAATCACGCGCCATACCACTTGGCTACGCCCCGATGATGGGGTGAGGCTCAGATGGTTTTGGTTGCATGTTCATGGCTGTTTTTAAAGGTGGCCGGTCTTTCCCGGCTGCCATCGGTTTGCAAGGCTTTTCACGACCCTGCCAACCCCTCGCGGGGCATCATATGGGGCGCCCAACCGAAACCCACGCTTCGTCGCCCGGCGTTACAGCCCGAGCATTTTTCGCAGATGCGACGGCTTGTACTTGTTGAACCACTCGCGGGCCTGCTCGACCTTGGCGGCCTTGTCGAGCGCCCCGTCCTCGCAAATCTTCCTGAGTGCGTGGCGGGCGGCGCGAATCTCTGCCCACACCGCCTTATCCTGCCCCGTGTTCAAGGCGTCGCCGTCAGCAAGTCCGAACATCTCGCCCCCGTCCATCTTGCTCAACGCCAGTTTCCTCAGATCGAACAACGTGCGTTTGGCTTGAGCGAGTCGGTTGCGATCGTCGGCGGTAAGTTCTTTTTTAGCGGGCGACTTCGAGGGCTTATTAGGCTTCCCCCCCGGCGCAGAGCCCGCTCCAGCGCCGCCGTCACCCGGCTTTTGGCCGCCGGGGCCGCCGCCCACCCCCGGCGTGAGTTGTGCGTTCAGTTCCGGCTTCGTGATGCACACGATGCCCTTCTTCGACCAAATCTGACTTCGCTCCTCGCGGTCGTCCTTGATGTCGAGTCCGACGAACTCGGATGCGTCGGCGGGCGAGATCATCGCCGCCTCTTGCAGCTTCTCGACGTGCTCCATCTTCGCGAGGGCAATTTCATTCGCGATCGGGAGCGTGTCCGTGTCGATCAGTGCGATGATGCTGCTGTCGGGTCGATCAAACCGCGCCTTCTCGAACACGCAGTCCATCGACTTCGTTAGAACCTTCTCGCCGTGCCGTCGCGGGCGGCTGACGGAGAACTTGCTGAAGGCGAAGTGCGGGTCAACGATCTGGTGCTGGAAGCATTCGCTGATCGACTCGCACTCGGGCTGAAGTGTCTCCTCGAAGAAGACCTTTCGCTCCTCTGGGGCCGAGTCGTACCGCGTCTTATCGTAGATACCTGCGTTGATGGCGGGGATGCGGTAGAGCTGGGCGACCTTCACGTCGCCACGCTGCATCATCTGCATGAAAGCGCCGTCCTGAAACGGTTCTTCCAGAGACTCGAACCGGACATCCTTGCCGGCCACCACCATGACCTTGTGCGCGTTGTCCCCGAAGTATCCGTGCTCCGCGAGATACCGTTGCTCGAAGTCCTTGCGGTGCTGATATGGCGTGCCATCGGGCAGCACGATCAGGTGCGACGGGATGCCCCCGTTGTCAAAGTGCGTTTTATTGTACCGCTCTGCTGCGACGCTCCCGCTTACTTGGACACCACCCGTGACGAGGGGCGACAGACCGCGAACCGTTCCGTGGTTCGGGTTGAACATCTTGTCGAACGGAAGGTAGTCCGCTCGAATCAGTTCCGTCGTCCCATCGGCCCACCAGTATTTCCACTGGGCCACGTCGCCGAGCGTCCTGGGCTGGCTCGGTCGCTCGATTGTCAATGCGTACGGGTTGAGTGCCGTCATGGCGACGGGCACGCCATCCGGCCCCGCCTGCAAGTGGATCGCGTACTCGCCCGCGATGTTGAACCAGCACACGATCTCGCGGACGAACCGCCGGATCGTCATTCGCTTGGACGGGCGACGGAACAACTCGTACAGCGGCCCGCCGTTGATCTCCTCGCCGTTGCGGCTGAAGAGACGAAGTTTGGCCTTGCTGATCTGCGAGGAGATGACGTTGACCGCCGCGTTCACCGCGATGGACAACTCGTACTGCTCTGTCGGCGTCAGATTTCGCTTCTGCTGCCGAATCGCCGCTAGGCTCAGACCGCCAGTTGCGCCAGCGGAGGAGTTCCCAGCAGCAGCCCACACCTGCTCGGGGCTATCCCAAGCAACGTCGCGAACGCCTTTGTTGAAGAGCGAGGTAAGGTCCATCTAGGCGGCGGGAGCCGTGGCGGCTTGAGATTGGTCGGGCAGTAGCAGACCCGTCTTCCGTTCGCCCTCAGCGGCGTACAGGGCGAGTGCGAGTGCCCAGAAACGGTCTGCGTGGTCGAACGACGTACTGCCCTCGTACTTCAGGCTTCCGCCGGGCGTCGGGACGCGGCGAACACAGCACACGCTCTGCTTCGTCTTCCCGTCTTTCGGGAACGTGATTCGCTCGCTCTGGGCGTAGGCACGCACCAGTTCTGCCATCTCGCCCTTGTTCTTGGAACTCATCCCGATCGGCTTGGCGATGTATCCGAATCGCTCCCAGAGCACGTCGGCCAGCGCCCTGCCCTGCGCGCCTTGGTCAACCAGCCCGCCCGCCATCTGAGGGTGTTCGAGCATGACGGCAATGCGTTTGCACTGCTCCACGAAGTTCGTCCGCTCCATTACCAGCACGCAGACAGTGCGGTAAATCCAGTACCCAACCAGCGGGTCCGGGTAGCGGGCGATGATCCAGCAAACCGTCGAGTCCTTCGCCCGGCCGCAGTCGATGCCGACGAACAGGTCGCACGGCGTCTCGTTTGGCCCGTAGGTGATGGGCTTCTGCGGATCGAGGAAGTCGCCGACATTCTCGAACGAGAGGGTGTCGTAAACCTCGGGGAAGATCAGTTCTGAAAGAGCGGCGGGGCGGCACTCGTACTCGCGGGCGAAGTCTTCGTCGCTCAGGCACGTTGACCGCACCTCGCGGACGAACGACTTGTCAAGGGCATCGAGTGTGCTGAACTGCTTCGTGCGGTGCGACCACACCTTGCGGGCCAGCCCGTCCTTCACCGCGTCGTGGATCGTGACTTGGTGGACGCTGTGGAGGCCGTCGTTCTTCTTGTTCCACTCCTGCACGAGACGGTTGAACGTTGTCTCGGGGTGGGAGTGCGACGAGATGAGCGTCACCTGCCCGTCACGGAGCCACTGGATACGCGACTGTGCCGCCGCGAACAGTGCGTCCTGCTGGTCGTGCAGCGCGAATTCGTCCAGCGTTACGTCCCCCTCCATGCCGCGAAAGGCATTCGGATCGGACGACATGATGAACACGTCGCCGCCGGGGAACTTGCAAATCTCAGTCGTCCACTTGTCGAGCGGGATCAGGCCGGGCATCAGGGCGTTGAAGCACTCGGCCCACGCCCGCAGATACCGCACGTACTCGCCGGCCACCGTCCGGTTCTTGGAGGCGAACAGTTCGTTCACCTTCTGCAAGTCGGGGTGCCTAAGCGCCCGCTTCTTCGCGCTCTTGTACGAGTGGCAGTACGTGATCCCCGTCCGCACTGCCTTCGGGATCGCGAGGAACCGCGTCTGATCCTCGATGATCCGGCGCTGGTAGGGCAGAAAAGATTTTTCTATCACCGACAGCGCGTTCGCCAGTTCCGTCGATGACAGTTCCATCAATCACGTCGGGGTCTTCATCGTCGGCCCGCCTGAGCTTCGCGGCGATGAGGGCGGCGTTGAGCCGCAGTTCGTAGGTCGTGGAGGAATTGACGGTGACTTCGGCTTCGACCTTCGGCTTACCGAGGATGCGATCGAGCACGATCTTGGCCGACTCCCGCCACCCCTCGTTGCCCGACATGGCGTCGTCGTACAGCTTGAGGAGAAGTTCGTTGACCTTCTCGGCGGGGAAGTTCTTCGGCAGCGACTTCGCCAACTCATCGCGGTAGAGCGCGATGCGGTTGCTGGCGGGCATGTTGCGGAGAGCCGGGTTGCCGGGCGGCTTGTACGTCCGTTTGTACTTCCGCTTCCGCTTCTTGTACTTCCTCTTCGGCTTCTCGGCGGGGGCGGGATCGGGCAGAGCTTCGTCGGTCATTCGTTCACAAACTGCCAGATCGAATCCACTTGCCCCTGCGGCTTGAACGGATCGTTCGGCCGGGCTCGAACTATGGCCTTCGCGTACCACACGTTCGGCACCTTGATCGTCGCCCCCGCCTTGTTGCAGCACACCAGCACGATCGGGCGGCTGGGGTAGCGTAGGTGCAAGTCCCACGCGAGCGTTTCAACCGGCCGCCTGCGCCTCGGCTCGTCGGGGTAGGCGGTCCAGACGCCCCACTCGGATGCCCCGTGAACTACGAACACGAAGGGGTTGTCGAACCTCTTGCGGGCTTCCTGAACCCACGCAGCCCTGCCCCACGAGATGTCCTTGGCCCACACTTCCGAATCGACTCGCGGTGCGGGGTCTATCGCGAAGGGCGACAGGGGCACGCAGCCGATGAGGAACGCGAGAAGGATCGGGGCGAGTCGCACTAGTCGTCGTATCTCACGTTGGTAAACGAGTAGTCGTAGATTCCGCCTCCCGTGGCGTAACTGCTGAACTTGTCGTTGAACTTGTCAACGTCAGACTCAAGCAACTGGTTGAACTCATCTCGCCACTTGGCGGGGATCAGAAACCAGTGCCCATCGTCATCCTTCGCGAACGCCCATCGCATCGACTGCATACTGTCTCCCTACTTCCCCACCCGCTGCTCCACCCGTTCGAGGATCGCCGTCTGCCTTGCCAACTGCGTCTTGATGTCAGTCAGCGAGTCGTTCGTCATGTCCGTCTTGCGCTTCAGCTCCACGATCTGCGTCGAGTTCGTTGAGATGTCGCGGTCCTGAACGGCGTTCTGGCTTCTCAGGTCCGCGATCTGCCACACGCCACCCACGATCAGGGACAGTGCGGTGGCAACCAGCCCGCCCCACTTGACCACTGCGCCGGCGGTGATTGGGCGGTCGTCTTCGTGCTGCTTGGTCGGGGGCACTAATTACTCGGAGGCGGGAGGTGAAGCGGCGACCCTGCCCCGGTGGTAGGCGTTCTCCGACGCCGTGAAGATGATCCCCAGCCCGCCCGTGAGAATCCCGAACAGGACCGTTGCCGCGACGCTGAGTGCCGCGCCCCACGGGCCGGGGATGGCGAGGGCCAAACTTCTGAGCACGGCCGACGCGACCGCCATGAGGACGATCACGAACAGCCACGAGACGATGAAGTGGCCGATCTTGTACGACCACGATGCCAGCACGGCCGCGAGTTGCTTGGCGACCTTATTGAAATTCGACTCTGCCTCGGCGTTGGACGCCTTGGCCGCGTTCAGTTCTGCCCTCGTGGACTCTGCATGAACGCGAGTCTCGCCGCTCGTCTGCGGGATCACGGCATCATTGTGCCGACCCGCCGATTCGAGGTGCGCGCCGGTGACGGCGATCGCGTTGCCCGTGGCCTGCGTGATCGTGGGCTTCTCGTGGGCACAGCCGGCGATCAGAAGGGGCAGGGCGATTAGAGCTAGGAGTCTCATGCCAGTATCCGTGCCGCAAGACGCTCTGCCTTCTTGACCGCGCCCTTCTTGGCTACGAACGTGGCCGGCTCATCGGGCGTCTCGTACGTGACCTTCACCGTGTAAGCGCGATCCTGCTCCACCTGCACTCGCCACGAGAAGTTCACCCCGCCCGCGATGCCGTAGCTCGTGGCGGCGAAGCCCTCCACGTCGATGGCGACGGTGCCCGAGCCGGCGAAGTTGGCCGGGTTGCTGGCGACGAAGCTTGGCGTGCCGTTGGGGTACAGCACGCTCACGGTCGAGTGCCCGAAGCCGAACGACAGGGCGTCGATGGTGTTGGCGATCGCGGTCCCCGTCTGCCCGAACGCGCTGATGCGCGTGGTCTGGTTGACGGTCGGCGAGACGACCACGGGCGTTGCCGCGTCGTAGTTCGTCACGTCGGCGGTGACACGCACGCCGTTGCCGGCTACAAGTTCCACCGTCACGGATGTCGGCGGGGTGGCGCTCTTCGGGATGAGGGCCGTGCCGTCCACCACGGGGGCGGTGAAGACGACGGTGGAAAACAGTTGACGATCTTCGAGGCGTTCGATCTGCATGAGACTCCCAAGTTTGGCCCCATGCACCAGCGGGCGGGACGTTTTTAATGACTATCGAAGGCGTTGCATCCGCCTTCTGCGTGCGTCTCGTGACCCGATGGTCCGTGACGCTTGTGCATCTTCCATCCCCACCATCGATCGTCGGGGCCGTCGTCTCGTTCGCACCATCCCCACTGACCGTTGTTCAGCACGGGGAGTCCGCCGTCTTCGTCCACGTCTACTTCCGTCGCTTCGTAGCCGACGAGCCAGTGCTTGCAGGAGGAGCAACGGGGATTGTGGATCACGCCGCAAAAACCTTTAGCTCGGTCGCGACGGTCACTTTCCCGTCGATCACCTCTGCGACTTGAACGTGGTAGTTCTTCTCGTCGTAGTGGCCGTACACCCAGCCGTTCGAGTACCGGAGCGTCGAGGGCGTTCCCTCGTTGTAGTCCATGTCCAGCCGGCACAACGCAGGGGATGACCATGCCTCTCGCCTCCCATCAATGCTCGGCAGCGATGCGCGATCTGATGCGTGTATGTGACCAAACACGCACGGCCCGTAGATCGCAGCATGCTTCCTAGCCGCGCCCTCACCCCCGTAGAACCCGTGAAGGACATTCAGCGGGCCGAGCTTCAGCACACCGTTCCGCTTGTGATAGGGACGACATACGGCCCGAAGTCGTCCAAGTAGTCCATCAATCCGCCCGACCATGATTCGTGCCAGATCGGAAACTGGGCCGTTAGCAACGGCAGCGTGACGCCATAGGCGAATGTCGTGGTTCCCAAGGACGACTCCAGTTGGACGCCATCGCTCAAGGAACTCGAAGCCAGCCTCGAAGTCGGCGTTGACGGACTCGCGTTTTTCTTCTGTCGAGGCTTTCGCACGGAAGGGCCTCATGTCCCAGATGTCGCCGCCGCAGATGCGGTCATGCGGCTTGAACTCGCGATCAAAGCGAAGGAATGCCGCGACCGTGGCCGAGTCCTGCATGTCGCCGTGCAAGTCGAATCCGAGTAGGAACCGCTTGTAGGCCATTTCACCTCGCCCTGAAATTCTCGCGACAACGATCTTCCCAAATCCAAGGATCGGGCGTGTCGCCGCTGAGTTCCTTGAATCCCTTGACCCGCGCATCCTCCGGTATGACAAACTCGAAGTGACGCTTCTTCTCGGGCTCGCCGTCAGTCGGCAGCCCGCAGTCGTCCAGAGTCATCGCTGTCCTCCTGCCACCAGCCACCAATCTCCCAGTCCCGAGCCGGCCTCACCTCGTGTCCGGGGATGACTTCCCAAACCTGCCCGCCGTTCTCTTTCAGGACCGGCGACCCGTCTTCGTTCTTCGCAGGCCGAAGTTGAATCGGATGAGCGTGAACGAATCGAGTCAGCATCAAGCCCCTTCGTGTGTCGCGGGCCTACTTCCGCGTGCGCACGCGGCGTCGTTTCCGACCTTCGGCCCAATCCCCTCCAACGCGCCGGTCCACTGTCGCGGGCCGTGGATGGAGGATGCTGCGGGGTACTACCCCGAGTTTCTGTACCGGCGGGCAGAGCGGCGTTGCGCCGCCCTGCCCTCGCGAGACGTGTTCTTGCCCGTCACGCCTCACCGTTTAGTTCTTTTAGTGCGGGATGCCTTGAATCGAACTCTTGGCCGAGCTTCGACACCGCAATCACCTTCACCCGCTGGTGGTTCACGCACGCCGCGTGCATCCCCGCTGCCAGCAATTTCAAGATCGCATCCTCAAGTCTGCGGGAGACGATCTTGTGATCGTTGTGCCCCTCCAGCCTCGCGATCTCCCTTAGCGAAAGGCCATCGAACAAGTGTCGAGCCATTGACTTCACCGCCTTGCGGGAAATTCCGGCTCTCTTTAGATGGCTCGCAAGGATGCTCGCGCTCGCGGGGCTTGGATTGGGCACATATCACCCGCATTCCTATTAGACACAACCACTTTTAGATGTTCGGGAACATGCGATTCGCCCCACGACGCAGGCTATGCTTCTTCGATCGCTTCCGCTTCCCGGCATTGATCCAAGAAGTCACAGACGATCGCTGTGGCGTCTTTCACCGCCTTGACCTGCCTCTTGTCGGACAGGACATCGGCGGGGTCGAGATATCCGCCGTACGACAGCGCGTACCAAGGGTCTTCCGTTCCGATGCTCACCTTCACGTTCTTCTTGAACTTGAACTTCATCAGAACCCTCCGAAGTGGGAAATTTTGATCTCCACAACTCTCAGCTCGGGGCCATCCCAGCCCCAAACCTCCAAAGCGTTGCCCGCCTCCACCCACACCTTCAGCCTGGGCTCGGCCGCGATCTTCTTCACGCGCGCCGACACGTTGCTCTTGCTCGTCGCCTGCACGCCCAGCGTCTCTCCGGGCCGCACGGCGAGAATGTCGATTCCGCCGAGCAAGTCCTTTCGGACTCCGCCACGGCCGCCGAAGCTCAACCAGTATTCGACCTTCTCGACGGTCCAGCCGGATGCCTTCAGGGCCTCGATGGTGCGGGATGTGGGGGACTTCTTGCTCATGCGGCCCCCATTGGAAGATTGCACACGAACTCCAGAAGCGTCCGATTGCCTTTCTCGTTGTTGCACTTCGGACACGCCGGAAGAATGTTGTCGGCGGCGTGAACACCGCCCCGCCCGAGTGGATGCATATGGTCAATCGTGAGCGGGCCGGCGGAGAGGCAGTACGCGCAGCGATGACCGAAGGTGGCGGCCACTCGCTTCCACCCTCCGCTCCCGAACTGCTCGATCTCGCAGCCATATTGCTTTGCCCTACGGAGCCCGCATCGGGTCGATCGCCTGTTCGGGTTGAACTGGTATTGCTGCATCACTCCACCCCGCTCGCCACGAGTAACGCCCCCGCCACTGCCGCGATGATCCACCACCAGATGCGGCCGTTCACCGATCTGCCATCTTCGCGACCACGGCCGCGATCAGCATGATGATCATCACGACGAGCACGATCCCCAACACCAGTGCCAGCGGGCCGTAGAGCGGCAGCAGCACCAGCCACCACGACCACCCGATCACGCCGCACAACTTGAGCGTGATGAACACGACGCCCAGCAGGCCGAAGAAGCTGATGCCACCGCCTGCGTTTACCACTTTCACTTCGTCGCTCACGATGCCTCCTTCTCGATGGTTGCCCTACGATCACGTTCCTCGTGAATGCGGTTCAGGCACTCGGCATAACCTGCGATGTCCACCGCGTTGTCGCGCTTGCGGCGGTTCATCTCGCGGCTGATCTTCATGGCGACCATGCAGAGCGGGACTTGCTCGGGCTTCACCTTCGCCTTAAGGATGATGGACCACAGCGAGGCGATGCGGCAGCACTCATCCAGCGGGTGCCCGTAGTCCAAGCCACGGTCGCCGTACACGAGCCGCTGTGCCTCCTCCAGCACCGTCTCCCCCCGCTCTGCCAGCGGCTCGAATGTGGTTGCGTCCAGCACCGGCAACTTCAGCCAGCGTGCGACCGCGACTTCGGCCGTCGCTCCAACGGACTTCTCCCAACCCTTCAGGACCGCGATGGCGTCGCACGTCAGAATCGCGTCCAAATCGCGCTCGGCGTACTTGCGGCACATCTCGGGCGTGATGCTCGCCGGGTCCATGTTCTCGGCGTCGGGGTCTGCCTCGCGGTCGATGTCTGCTGGACTGATAATGAAGTGCCCGAGTGCAAGCCCACGATCCCGAGCCTCGTCAAAGGCGGGGAAGTTGAACTTCGGGTAGCCCCTCATGGGACCGGCGACGTAGATTCTCTTGGTCACTTCGCCCCCTCCATCGCAGCCCGCTCTGCCGCCAGATCACGTTCTCCGCCGTGGACCTTGCCGTCGCCGTATCGGGCCTCCAGCTTCGCCACGTTCTGCCGCATGACTGCCGCGAGGTCTGTCCCGATGGCGTCGGCCAGCAACGCGCAGTACCACAGCACGTCGCCGATCTCCTCGGCAAGATTCGTCTCGTCGGCCGGGACGACGTGCGACGCCGAACTCACCAGCGACTCGAAGATTTCTCCGGCCTCTGTCGCGATGCCGATGGCACCGTGCAGGACTCGCGGGTCGATCTGCGTTTGGCCCCAGGTCGCGCGGTTCAGGCTGGCGACTTCGTAGCCGAACTCCAGCATCTCCCGGCGATCCTTCTCGCGTCGCGCGCCATCCGGCTTCTTCGTGTAGAACGCCTCCCGCTTGCTGAAGTCGAGAAGGCGCGCCGCCCGAACGAACTGGCCGACCGCCTCGGTGTTGATCGGGGTCGAGAGCGTGTCGTCCTCGGATGATTCGAGGGCCAATGCCCATTGTTGGTATTCGTCACTTGTCATGCCGCACCCATTCCTTCCACGTCCCCGCCAGCACCAACGCCGCCACTTCTCCCGGCGTCCTGTTCAGCAACTCGCGCTTCCCGTCTCGCCACACCAACCACGCCCTGCCGTCTTCGTGCTGCTCGACGTAGATCGCGCCGCAGCGAAAGGCACCGCCGGTGAACTCGAATCGCCTAGTCATCCGTGATCTCGTAGAACTTCTCGTCGCACTGAACGTTCCCCAGGAGTTCGCTCACGGAGTAGATGGAATCCACGCGACGCCCGTCCCCCTCGATGAAGAACGCCTCGCCTCCATCGATGATCCAGTAATCGGGGTCGTTCCTTGGGGAGCCCGCTTCTTGGAACTTCCGCACCTTCGGCTTCGTCTCCACCGCGTTCAGCCGATCGCACTCGTCGGCGGCTTGCTTGAACAGTTCGGCGGAAACTCGCGATTCAGCAGACGTGAACTCATCTAAGGTGTCTTCGTCAGTGGTGTCCACGACCACCCACGGGCCACCGCCCACGCGCTTTGCGACGACGAGGTAAATGTTCGTGTCGTAGTCGATGAACTTGATTTCGCGGTCGATGTTCATGCTGCCTCCTCGGTTTGTTGTGTTGCTTCGTGCGTCTTCGCGTAGCTCCATCGGCGATCCCTGCACCGCACGCCCTTGCCGATGCTGACGGCCACGGTGGTACGCGCAACTCCCATCGCCCTGCTCGCCCCAACGGCGGAGGGGAACCACTCGCCCCGGTCACTCACCACGGGCTTAG